GCTGCCAATAGTGCGGCCGAAAAGGATAATTTTATTTCCAGATATGAATTTAAGTATGGATTATATTACAACATTTCAGATGCAAGTAAAAATACAATAAACTGTACAATCGCTCAAAATGCGAGCACTGAACCATTAATTCCTATTCAATTATTAGAATCATCTTCTCCTACGTAATCGCCGATTTCTACGTCTCTGCACATTGGGCATCGCGAACATTGGACCGAACAGCTTGAACATATAAAATGACCACATTCTGGAACGGTTAACTTGTCAGCGGCGATGCATTCATAACATACAGGGCAATCTTCTTGTTTGTTGGCATTTTCATATAAATTTTTTATGATTGTTTTTAGCGAGGTGAATTTGTTGCCAACATTTTTCCATTTATTATTGTATTCCGCGCGAACGCGAGATAAGTCGCGGTTGGCGTTTGCAATCCGACGTCTAAAATATTTATTTTCACGCATCAATAGTGCGGCTTGTGCTTGTTGGTCGTTATAACGTTTTTCTAATTCGCGCAATTTTATTTCAAGGTTTATTTCAGAAGGTTCTGGTGGGAATGGCGAATATTTTTTTAAATATCTTACCTCGATGCCTGCAATAATGGCGTCATCTGTGTGCGTAATATGTGTTGTTTCGGTGTAAGATAATTTTATTAAATTGTATTGCGTTTCGGAATTGTCAGGGCATTGTTCATAAAATGCAAAATTTTCAAAATAGTTGTTAAAATCGTTTGCAAATTCGGAAGCTGTTGGCAAATCTTGTTCGCTGTATATTGCCCCAGGACCAGATTCAGTCCCGTTAATTGTATGATATGTGTCCACATCATATAATTTAATCAGTCTAGGCATAACAATCTCATAAGAGTGCATTGAAACAGATTTATTTTTTGTAAGCGAATTAATGTTGTATTGTACAGCATATGCATTCGTCATATAACTATCAATTGCCTGTCGGCAGCGTTCATCTCTGGACTTTGGCATTGTGATAATGTCTTATGTATTGTGGTATTATTGGTGTAATTGTTGCATTTATTTAACTCCTAAAAAAGGTTTCAATTTTATGCGCACTATTGCATATTATGGGTAAGATTGGGATTTAGACACTGATGTTGGCTGGGGAATATCTGCCCCGACATACATTGCGTATCCTTGTCAATCTCTACACATCCTCTCTTACCTTGGTAGTCGCCAGCCAAACACCATTGCGACTTTCCAGAAACAATGGACGATTGAATATTGCTGTTTGCGTTATCCGCATCAGGTAGACCGCCTTTAATGTTAGACAGGTTCAATGCATTATCAAATTGTTTCTTTGAATTTTGGTCTATTGCGCCTGCACTGCCATCTTTTAAGATATTTCCAACAGAATGAATCGTACCAGTAGCAATGTCAATGCCAGTTTTTGCAGTAACTGATACAACATCAGCAGTAGTATTGAGAACTGAGCCAGCGGTGTATCCAAACAAAGATAGAATTTGTACAATGAGCGGCTTGAATATATTCACAATCGATTGGAAGAAATTGCCAAGCATTTGAAAGATGTTGCCAAATACATACAATACGTTTATTCCTAAAAGAGAGAATATTAGCAAAAATGCCAATATTGCAATGAGAACGTTTTTATTAACGGTAATTCCACTCGTGCCAATATCTAATTTAGGAGAAGCGGGGGCAGATGGTGTATCCATTTTATAATATATACTATAATCAAACATTTTATTGCGTGTTCGTTTGCATTTGACGAAAAATTTATTAGTTTATAATAAAATGGGTCTTTTTAGTTTCGTTGAGACATTCTTCTTTGTAAGTTTAGGCATTACGTTTATTTTAATCTTATTGTTGGTGTACCATTTTAGGCAGCGATTTATATCACTAGAACAGAAATGTGATACAATGTTTGAACTGATTAACAATATTGTAACTGAATTAAACAGCGAGCGGCGGTCTGCCCACGGATTTGGTATAACCTCTCCACCCGTTCTGTTTTATCCTGAACCTGACGGTCAGACCGCGCTGGGCGGTAAAGCCGAGAAGCCCGAACCATTCACCGATATGGATGATAGCGATGAGGACAGTGATGAGGAAGGCGATGATGATGAAGACAGCGATGACGAGTATAGTGATGGCGATGAGGATGAGGATGAGGACAGCGAAGATGAAAGCGAGCACGCACACATTCACATTTCGCCAATGGAAGAGACAGATAACAATTCAGTGAAGGTTATATTGCTAGACCAAGTAGAAGAACTAACTGAACTGCCCGACGATGGGATGGAGAGCTCCGATAGTGATGATAACGATAAACCTGTTGATTTAGTGGTATCTGATCCGATCGTAGTAGAAAAATTGGACGTACAACATTTAGAACAAGTGCCAGTAGAGTCCAACGCAGAAAAGGCGGCGAATGAAGTATACAATAAGATGTCTTTGCAAGCATTAAAGACGTTGGCGATTACAAAGGGATTAAGCAGCGACCCTAGCAAAATGAAAAAGGCGGAATTGATTAAGTTGTTAGAAACTGGCGGTCAGTAAAAACATTACGGATTAACGGATTATAATATATCCAAAATATATATTATAATGTTTTCATCTTCATCTGAATACACAAATCTAGACAATGCATATGCGAAACCCAGCTTTGAGTTTTCGCGCACAATGTATCCAGTACATACGAATATTCAATTTCCGAATATACCCAAGACCGTTCCTGCTAATTGGCAGTCAGAGGACGCAAACAATGCGGATCTGGTAGCAAAGACTGGAATCACTACAAACTGGCAGTATCGCAAATATTTAACAGAGAATGCAAAGGACATTATGGAGTATAACTACCGCGAAAGCAATAACGAGAACGGCCACGCAGTTAGACACGCGGGGTTGCCAGGTATTCAATGCAATAAGGTGCAAGATATGACAAATGCTCCTCGTATGCAGACAAGCGCGATAGATGTGACCCATCGATATGGTACACAGGCGAGCGACTTAAAGAATGCATATTTAACCAGAGAACACACACAGATGATGCAAATCGCCCCAGTAATTAACCGTAAATAATAGTTTGTAGTTCAAACGACATAAACCACGCAGTTTATATTGTTTATTGTTTCAGAAATGAAGGTAATTAGTTTTGATGTTGGAATTAAGAATATGGCATACTGTGTCTTTGATTGCACACAAGGACAACTTAATATTACAGGATGGGAAGTGCTGAATTTAATGGCAAAACAAGAAACCGAACATATATGTAGTTTTATGAATAAACCCAAATCCAAGAAAGCTCAACCAACCGAATGTACCAAAAAGGCGAAATACGTGAAACACGATAAATATTATTGTGACAAACACGCAAAAGAATGTTCTCAATATATTGTCCCGACCAAACAAATGCAGCCCGCATCAATAAAGAAACTGAAAGTAGACGATTTAATCAAATTCGGTAATAAACATCTCATATTTATTTCGGTTCCAAACTATGACAAGTTGTTGAAAAAGGATTTGCTGGAACTTGTCACTGCATATTTTGCGAAACATTGTTATGAACCAGTTTTAGTTAAAAAATCCAAGACGGCATCGCAAACTGACCTGATAGAGATTGGACGCAATATGAAAATATGTTTAGGAGAAGCAGCGAACATTGCCGACGTTACTAATGTTGTTATTGAGAACCAGATATCGCCGATTGCAAATCGGATGAAAACCATACAAGGAATGTTGGCGCAGTATTTCATTATGACGAATGAGAATGCAAAGATAGATTTTATATCCTCGGCAAACAAATTGAAACAGTTTGTGAATCGGCGGACGCTAACGGACGATGACGTTACCGAGAATACGTTAGAGCCTGCTGCGCCGTCCACAACGAAAGGCATTAATCCCGACTACAAAGCCCATAAGAAAGATGGAGTGCATTACTGTTTAGAGATTATAAATGCAAACAATAATATGGAATCAGCGAGAACTGCCCTGGATACAAAGAAAAAGGATGATTTAGCGGATGCATTTTTGCAAGGCATTTGGTATTTGCGAAACAATAATTATATTATTATTGCGGAGGATTTAAAAATAAAACTTGTATAAATATCATAATACAATGGAAGTAATTGATTTAGGTGCATTAGACGATTTAGACCCGATTTCTTTGGATATTGGGGGTTCTAGCCCTGGATTTAATAGTTCTAAATTTGGGTCTGGCATTGAACTATTAATGAATGATAAAAAAATCTCATCCAACCATTCTAACTTAAATTTAGGAGAACTTGATAGCCTAGAAAACGAATTGAATGAACTTTCTGGGCAAAGCAAACCGACTGCGCCAGGCAACACTAGAACTCTCACTGGAATGGCGGCAAACTTATTCGGATTTGGTAGCAAGGAAGAACCGCCATCAAATAAACAGCAACAAGAAGATGAACCATCTAGTTCAAATATTGGCCAAGCTACTCGCAATAGCATGGGGAATGCAAAGACGTGGGATGGTTTCTCCAAGATTAATGAAATTCCGCTGAATGCAGAGAAGGCGACCACGTTGAGTGAACGTGAGGTGCGACGAAAGAAGCGGGTGATGATTAAAAAGTTAGAAGACTGGTACGAGAAGGGGCTTATTAAACACACCTCCAATTTTACTCTCGATTCGGCATTTGACGAGATTGAAGACGAATACGAAACCGCATTGGAGGACAAGCGCAAGAAGGACAGTATAAAGTTGCAGGGATGGTGGTTTATGACATTTATCAATTCCATGGAGTATGCGAACACTGCATTTAATCCATTTGATCTGAATTTGGATGGTTGGGGAGAACAGGTGAATGAAGACATTGACAGTTACGAGGAGATTTTCTCTGAATTGCACGACAAGTACAAGGGCGGTAAGCTGGCTCCCGAGATATCTCTATTGCTTCGTGTGGGTTTTAGTGCGGCAGTACTGAATTTCTCAAACAAGGCCTTGTCTAGTGCTACGCCCGCATTCAACGACGTGATTAAACAAAGTCCTGAACTAATGAAGATGTTCACCAATGCCACCGTCAGCAGTATGAGTCAGTCATCGCCTGGATTTGCAATGGCGAATAACTTTATGCAAGACAACTCCAAACCGCGTGGACCCCCACCGCCCGCACCCGTAAACACACAAAGTATGGCACCTCCTCCTCGTCCAGGCATGACATATACAAACGAGCCACCAAGCAATCGCCCAGACATTAATGCCAGTCGTGGAGCCATGTTCCGCGAACAGGGTGTAGAAATGACGAATGAGTTCAACGTGAACGGACCTGACCGTAGCATTCGCACGCCACAGCCGTCTGCTCCTCGCCCTGAAATGCGAGGTCCTCAGTCCAGTGACATTGATAACATCTTGGCAGGTCTGAAAACCCGCAGTGTGAACATTCACGAGCAACCTGCGCAGCAGGCGTCATTTGAGGACGACTCGGTAATTTCAATTGCATCATTGAAAGATATGCAGAATTCGAATATGCCAAAGCGGTCTAATCGCAGAAAGAACCGCTCGGATAAAAATACCATTTCATTAGACATTTAAACCGGCATTCTAGCAATGTTTGAAATGATAACAACTACGTTTACAATAAAAAACGGCACAAAGCCATTTTTTATTTTTGCAGATAATATTCAGCGGCTACGTGTCTGGTGGTCAAGTATAGTAGCAGCAGCAATTATGTGGTCAAGTGTAGCAGGAGTAGCAGTTTGAGTATAGTTTTGAGGTTTCGGGCGATTTAGTTTGCTTCTATTCCTAAGATGGTATCGCTCGACATTTGGCTTATCCGAATTGGCAAGTTGAAGAAGAGCTGTTGCTGTTGACTTGCGATTAGTCGGCATTTTTGATTAGATGCAGTTGTATTTCAATAAAAACAGCATTCAATTTTTTCATTTACACTCTTGAAGATTTAAAACCGCACCTTTCGGTGAAATAAAAAATCAAAAGGGTTTTCTTATTCGAATTTAGGAAAAAACATATAAAAATATTATAAAATATATTATATAAATACCATCATGAGTCTTGAAGATCGATGTTATGTTGTTTATGGAAATGGAACAAATTTCAAACCTCTAAAAATAAAAGGTTACTCCAATAGAAATAAATTAATAGAGTCTTTAAAATTAAAAGGATTCAAACCAAAAAGTTCATTGTTGAATTGTAATTCGCCAAATGGTAAGAATTGTAAAACAACACCTACTTTATATTGACCCAAATACCCACTCAAAGTATATTTCATAGTTATTTACACCTTTTCTCATTTTTATGACATGTCTGACACTTAAATGTAAAATTTGTATATTTATGTTCTTCTAAAAATGCTATTATAATTTCTTTCATAATAATTGGTTTTGATGTATCACTCCAAATTCTTTCTAATGCTTTTTTAATCAACAATGGTCTTTCTTCACCTATTCCGTGACACCTTTCTGTTGATGGATTATTGCATTCGCCGCAAGGAAATTGCTTAATATACGAGTTAGTAAATGTATTTCTTATTAGATTTGTAAATACATTTGAAGCATAATCCTTTATAAAATCTGCGTGAGAAGTGTCAATTATTTTTGAATTCCATTTATTGCTTTTTTTAATATCATTTATTCGTTTATCAATATATTTGCTGTGAATATTTAGTTCCGTCATTATAAATTATATCATAATGTAAATATAATTTATAAATATATCAATTTTATAAATTATGGGAATTTTAAATGAGAAATGGTCTACAATCAAACCATATTAAATGCCCAGTTCCAAAATTAATGGGTAATGGTCCGAGTTATATGTTCCACAAAACTCTTCATATTTGTGATAATAATATGCGCTCTTTATTTTCGATTGCAATCCAGGGGTTACCAACATATGATCAATTGTCGAGAATTCGTCGGGGGTGGATTTGCAGTCTCCATTCTTGTCCCACCAATCAGAATAACGGTCAGATTTGGATATAGTTGACGCAACATTGTATAACTGGTATACATTTGTGTTTTTTCCACGCACAATGTCAAGAACTTGTGAGATGGGCTTATTATTATTGGCGTCTAGTGGGTCTTCGTCAAAATCATTAAAATCGCCCATTACTATGACTTCATATCCCTTCTGTATATACGGAACAATGATATTCTGTATAACCGTCGCCTGTGCTTCTCTTTCAGCACATCGGGTCGTATCCGTAGGATATGCAAGCAAATGGAGACCAATATAGAGAACCTTCATATTAGACCAATGGAATTCAGTAATATAGTGTTTCGTCACCCCCGATGTTCCTGGTGAACCGTTATATCCACACTTTGAACCAGGAACGGGATAACTTATGCGTTCTTCGGATCTGTATAGGCTGATTGACGGGTTTATCTTGGTCAACATTCCGACATTTTGTCCGGTAGACGTATCTGAACCGAGTATCAAATAGGGATTATATTCCGTTGTGGTCTGGTGTATCACTTCATTTAATTCATCGCAGCCCTCCACCTCACATAGGTTGATTATGTCTGGCTGTACGTCGTTTATTACATTCGCCACATAAGTCAAATGGGTTTGTGCGGCGGTTTCATTCTTCCAAGTGCAATTTTCGCCTGGACAATCGGCGTTTTTATAATAATCAGTGAATAACCACTCCACGTTGTATTGCATTATGCGGAGCGTATTTTTATCGGTTCGTCTGTCAGCATTCGGGCTAGTAACAGTTGGACATACTGTGTCAGCTTGTACGCAGAATGGGTCAAATAATGCGAAAATGGCGGTTACTGCGAGAATAATCTGAGAACCAAACATTGTCTATATTGATATATAGACTGGCTAAAAGAATTATGTCTAACTTTTTTATTACAATCTATTTAACAGTCGCTGTCCATTTACACAATGCCTCATATGCGCCGTCTGCAATTTCCGCGTCAGATTTTCCGTCCATACAATTTGCCACGTTGTCTGCTCCTATCATATACAAAACTACTGTCGGCGAACCCAGTCCGTCTGTGGCATCCAGCATATCCGTAAATGAGTTGCCATATTTGCCATCGCCATACCATTTCAAAATATTGTTGCCCGACGGGGCGGTCGGCCACCATCGGTCACTAAAACGTAGAATAACTTTATCACAAATCGCCATTTTCATCCGACGTAAAGCGTCCAAATGTTCAGTTGGCAATGGAGGGCGAATAGTTAACATTTGGCTCGTGTTATCCGAAGCCTCTTGTAGAAGTGAAATTGGTATGGTGCAAATACAATAATCCGCAACGATTACTTCATCTGTTACCGTTGTTAGTTTTACGGAGGAAGTCCAGTCAATAGTCTTGATTGGAGTATTATATCGGACTTCAATTCCATCGGCCATTCCTGACCACAATGCCGAAAACCCTTCCTTGATGTAATGGTCGCCCTCGCCCACATAGGACGGTTCTTCTAGACCGTATTTGGACGACAATGTGTTCAATGGAATGCCCGTATCCGCCATAATTTCAGCGATAGTTAAATCAATTACTTTTAACATTCTCGGATTATCTTGGTATATCGGGCGTATTATATCGTCAATAATTTGCAAGACCGAGCTATCCGCGTCTACGGTTTCGTGATAACGTTGTGCGGCAGTTTCAATGTGTAATACCATTGCGTTTATTTCGTCAACGGATACGGGACCATCTGCACAAGATGCATATGGATTCATGAAATCGGTTGGAATGAGAGTTAGTCCTAATCGCAACGCTTCCTTCACAAGAGGATTGGATTTGTATTGTTGTAGCCAAGTTCCGCCAGCGTCAATATGAATGCCGTCGCCCATAGAAACAGTGGTTGCTCTTCCACCAAGTCGGTCAAGTGCCTCAACTATGATTACTTTGTGGGGAACCTGATTTGGACAACTATTAAATGACGTATGAATGGTTTCTGCGGCACTAATTCCCGCAGCACCTGCTCCGATGACCACGACCAATATTGGTTTATTGGGCATATCGTCGGTTTGTATGGATTCTAAACACCATTTTGCCGCGCGTTTGCCAGATACATATGCGCCGTGCACTTGTGATGGAAAGTCGGGTACAACGGCTTCTCCCGCAAGAATAAACGATTTTGATATCGGTTTGCCTAATTGTTCTCTGTCGCTAGGCTTGCCGCCCACCAGAAGTTGTGACCAAGAACCTTGTGCGTATTGGTTATTTGACCATCTGGCAACGTGAAATGCCGTGGGCGGGGATTGTGTCATATTGGTCGGAATGGTCGTTTTTGTTTGTTTAATAATTGGAGAGACTAAAAATGGGCAATATAACCGACTAAATACAAGTTGGCAATTTGTTCAAAAAATTGAAAACTTTTGTTCTATTATAACTGAATGCAACCATAATAGAAAATGAGTGAATTTAAATTGCCAGATATTCCCAACGATTATTTGACTGGACAGCCGTTTGTCGGTGCGATAAACCCAAGTTTGTTCCAATTAAATGATTACATTACACGAAAGTTCAAGCAAGATTTCGTCGGAATAAATACGATTGCCCTTAAAGAATATATGGCGACGACCCAGTCGTCGTGGTCAATGGGAAAATATTATTTGTTTGGGCAATTGCATACGGACGTAAACGCTCCGATAACGGGCGAGCTATTGCAAGCGGCGATTGATTTAAATGCCAGACGCCACATTGACTATGGTGTTCCGTGTAACGCATTAGAAGCCCACAGCATTGCGTATAGTGAAAGCGTATTTCGCAATTTGTTATACTTGCTACAAAAATATTACCAACATCCGTATGAATTAATGGAAATGTATAAACCCGGCGGAGACTTTATGACTAACCTAGCGAAAGAATGGTGTTCTTAGTTATGCAACCGCGGTTTGCCCTATTATAAAAATAAAAATTTACGATTCAATGATTAAATGTAATTTATGTATTTTTAATGCAATGCTCGACCATACATCGCCAACATTTTCACTTTTTGGTCATCATAATCAACAATCGGTTTGGGATAATGGACATTTTTATATTTGGGGTCTTCACACATAATGTTCCATTTATGAATGTCCGTCGGAAGGACGCTGGACAGTTCAGGCACCCACTTTTTAATATACTCTGCTCGGATATCAAAATTGTGACTTTGTATCCAAGGATTCATATCTCGGAAGTACGGTTTCATATCAACGCCCGTACCGCTAATGCCTTGCCAATTTCCATTATTGGACGCAATATCGTAATCAGTTAACTGTTTTGCGAAATACAGTTCTCCGTTTCGCCAATCAATCAACAATGTTTTTATCAGAAAGCTGGCAGTGATCATTCTTCCGCGATTATGCATATAACCAGTTGTGTTTAGTTCTCGCATACATGCATCCACTAGCGGAAACCCGGTGTGTCCAGACTTCCATTTTTCCAGATAGGATTGGTTGTTACTCCACGCCAATCTGCGAAACTTGGGCTGGTATGAATTCCCCACCACCTCGGGATAAGCATATAAAACGTGTGCAAAAAACTCACGCCATATGAGTTCTCGTATAATGCCGTGCGTCGTTCCAAATTTCTTGTTGATCGCGTGATAGACTTCCCGAATAGATACACACCCGAACTTGATATAGGCAGATAAATGAGTGGTCTGTTTTGTAAAAAAATCTCTGGTGCGATCATAATCTTTTTGGTCTCTCAATGCGAACGCCAATTGCAATTTGCCGGTCTTACGCCCGCCGTGGACAAGGACCTCATTGTTTGGTTTCACTAACATTTTCATTGCGTCGTTTAATAAAATTTTATCTAAGAGATGAGAACCTGATGGTTTGATGAAGTTAAAAGAACGCTTTACGATAGGTTCTCTTACATTTAAATTAATAACATTGTTATAAAAGGGTGTATATTTTTTGAATGCGGTTCGGCTGCTATCTGTTAGCACCGTTCCAGGTTCAAACAAGTAATAATCAGCGAATGTTTGACATACTATACCTAGGTCTTTACATAACTTTTTGGTGGCATTGTCGCGTTCAATTGCATAAGGAGTGTAATCGCGATTAAAATAAATAGCATCTATTTTGAGAACCTCGATCAATGACTTTAAAACATCCACTTGTTTTCCATAAAAACACATAAGTTCTCCTCCCTTGGTTTTTATACTCTCATTTAATTCCACTAAACTTTCAATCATGAATTGGATAGCATTTTTTGACCTATATGCATTTGATCGCCCAACTTGTTCTGGTGTAAAAATAAAACAAGTGTATAGCTCATCTGACAGTTCTATCGCCCGATTTATTCCATTGTTATCTTCTATGCGAAAATCGCGATGAAATAAGAATAAGCCGCGAGTTTTTTTGACCATTTTACGCTTTTATGACAATATATACTATATTAAAATATATAATATTGGATGTTGTATACGAATGCCCGCAATAAAAATACAAATATACATCCCCTTGTTATTTTTATCGGCTTAAAGCTGCTGAACTATCCAGTAAATTTGTTAACCGCTGCAACCACATAGGATAAGATGTATCGTCCTGTATCTATGGCCCATTTACCAAATGACCACTGTTGGTTATTAATGGCTATTTGAGTTCCGGGTGAATCGGAAACAAATAAGGTAGCGCTATGCGACGCAATGAACTGTCTAATCTTTTCAAATACACTGAGTTCAGAATTTAATCGCAGAAATCCGACTGCTTTACTTGATGCACGTTTGGCCATTAAGTAACCAAACCACGAATATGCATTGTTTCTAATTGGAATATATATAAATGTATAGATTGTTTCTACCACGTTTAATTCGTCTGGGCGCTTGCCGATCCATATATGAGCGGCCGATGCGGCAGATGAGATCAGTTCAGTCCGAACAGTTCCAAACACTTTATCTAGAATGCGTTGCGACGCAGGACCCCAGAACATTACGGATGTATGTGGAGTCACTGGCATTGATACATATGTATATACCAATGCAATTGCATATATTGACAATGCAACATTTAAAACGGTTGTAAGTTTCATATTTGTCATTAATTCAGTGAGATGATTTTATGTAGATAACCTAGATTATTTTCAATTTTTTGGTAAGATAAACAGTAGGCCAAGTACTCAAATTTTTGTGCGTGTCAATTTAAATCTTAAAGGGCATAAAGATACGATTTTATTATACCATAATCATTCAGATGGAAGCAATTGCAATGTACACATTAGTTGCGGGGGCAGTTGGACTTGGATTTAATTTCGTATTGGATGCTATGCGTGGAGCAGTGGATAATGCACAACAAACATCGCTTAATGACATTTTGGTTAAGATAGTCATCGGTTTATTTAAAATAAAGGCAAAGATGGAAATGTTGTTCGGACATCTATATAATACATATCCATTTGTACGCGATTGTTCAGATAGGGTCGTGTATGCGGTCAATTTCGCGACTGCCAAAGCAAAAGGATATGCGATTGAGCCATATGGCAATAATTGGATATCTATTTCAACGATTGAGGAGACGAATAAGCAATTATTGTTGGGTGATCAATATGTATTTTCAGAGAAATATCATTTCATAAACCCAGACTCAAACACGAGTTTGGCGGTAAATGATTTTTACAAACAATGCATGGACCATACTTGCGATATTGCCAAATCCAGATGCAAAGTGAATGTATTGGAAACGTTGGTTACAATGAAGGTATTTGATAAATATTTGCACGCAGCTTATTTTAATGTAGACAATGCAGATCACTCGGAGTATGCGTTGCCCACGGTTTCAGGACGAAATCAGTTTTTAAGCGTTGAATATACGCATCCCCATATGTCTACTGGAATAGTCATTGTTATCCCAGATAATATGTATTGTAATACAAGTTGCCTTCTAACCCCTGCGTTTATTCAACGTTACTTGGCGCATCAAGACAAACTATATTTCTTTGATATGAATTATGTGGTGAAAATAATGGATACAAACATCAACACGTTTAATTTAAGGTCAAATCAGTATATAAAATTGTCTGATCGGTCTTACAAGGTAATCACAGTATATCCAATGAATAATGAAGCAGTAATAAATGAAAATAGACCCGAGGTAGATAGACCCGAGGTAGATGACGAATTAGTGCCCGATGATAGCTCGGAAGACGATGAACTGCCAGCATTGATAGAAATTGGAGAGATTGCGGCAGCAGACTTGGCAGTAGAACAGTTGCACGGGGGCGAGGACGATGAAACGACGAGAGAAAATTATACATACGATCAGGAACTTCCAATGGAAGTTGAAATGTAATATATCTCGGTTATTACTAACAAATAATATAAAGATTTTTCTCTATATAATTTACGGGTATAGTCGCGATGGATGCATTGAGTAGTCCTACCCAACAACATCACTTGAATGGTAAATGGAATTTATATTATCATTTACCACACGATAAAAACTGGGAGGTATCAAGTTATTCCGCAATATTGCGTGAAATTGATACCGCAGAAAAAGTTGTATCGTTGAATAGTTCAATCCACGACAACATTATTAAGAATTGTATGTTGTTTGTAATGCGGGACGGTATTACGCCCATGTGGGAAGACCCGAAAAATAGAAACGGCGGTTGTTTTTCATACAAGATTATAAATAAACACGCGCCCGAAGTATGGAAAACGCTACTTCTCCTATTGTGCGGCGAAACATTGTGTATCAAATCCGATTATAGTAAGCATATTAATGGTATTACTATTTCACCCAAAAAGAATTTTTGCATTATAAAAATATGGATGGATGTTTCTCATCTCCAAGATCCAAGCATCATAGCGACTGTATATAATTTAGTAAAGCAGGGTTGTTTGTTCAAAAAACACGAACCCGAGTTTTAATCCCGTAAACCATTTTAAACAGCAAACCTTACTCGTTTAGCACAAGGCATCTGGCCGATATTGCGCGCGCAAGGCATTTGATTATATTTGTACATACGGTCAAACTCAAAATGCGAGAGACCGTGTATGCCAACGGAAATGCTAATCAGAAGCATTAGCACTATTTTTTTGTAAATATCTATACTTTGCAATTTTGCGATATTCCAAAATACAAATATCAGAGCAGTAAATACAAGAGTTCCATTCAGAATGTGTGCATATATCGCAGGTTGTCCTAAATAATTGTCCATCTATATTGTATACATACAATATAGATTTAATAAATGGTGAAATATATAGAAAAAAAAGGAATACACCTGGTTATCGTATCGTTTATGGTGTTCATCATACTGAATATGATAGAAAATTATATACATTACAACATTGGACGAAATCATGACAGCGACTATATCGAATTGTCCGCGCCGAGCGTGACAGATTGGTTAAGAATATTAATAATAATGATTTGTTTCGCTATATTACAAGCATCATTTACATACCTGTTTGATTAGAGTAAAATTGAAATGTGTTCTTATTATATCCAATACAATAAGAACCAGCAAATATGAAGACGGAACTACGAAATATTCCAGCATTAAACCGTGAAATACAGTTCATCGTTGGAACAGATGCCCAAGATAATTTTAACATAATAGATGCGTCAGAACCAACCGATGTGTGGTTCCATCTGTCGGGTTATTCATCCTGCCACGTAATTGCAAAGATGCCACTGGACATTGCATTAGATAAAAAACAAAAACTACAAATAATCAAACAAGGGGCGTTAATATGCAAACAGAATTCAAAACGCAAGTCGGAACAAAACGTGGATGTTATTTATACCACTGTTTCAAATATTACCAAAACAAAAATCATCGGGCAAGTAGAAACCACGAATGTAAAGCATATTGACATATGATATGCTTTACATACACCGTATCATAATACATATTTTTAATACACGCATTTAAGCTGGGGGCAGATTGGAAAGACACATACGGATCTCACCGAGTGACGCAACATCATATTTAATAATCAGCGGCAAGTCATTGCCAAGATACATTTCCAAATGACTACACAACGGTGTGCATTTAATAAAGTGAGACAGACTTTTTAGCGAGAATTCGCCCTGAATAACAACAGACGCATCCGACTTTTGTATGAAATTCATATTTCCCTCGGACTCTGATCGTAGAATACGCGAACTGGCAAAATTGCCCTCGCACGAGAAGATTAAATCGCTGCCCACCGACTTGATTTCAATTCGATCGGAAATGCCATTCAAGTCGCGAATAATCTTTTGAAAGTCAGATGTAGGCAGATTAATAACAGTCGAGTATTCTACGTCGGGAACGAACAACTCGTCCGTATCAGGCTCAATTAGGCGCAACTTTTGACTATAACATTGGCGAATGTCGCCATTGTCGTATTGCAATCCCAAATGAGATACAATGCCGTCGTGATAATCCGCCTTATCAATATACATTGATAGAGTATCGTCATTTGACATGGTCGAAATGACTTTGAACAAATGTAGCGTATTTGCACATACTATGATTTTTTCAGGATGACAAGTATAGTGTTCAAATCGGTTAGCGTGCAATACCACATTTACTAGAATGGTGTGGGTTTTGTCAAAGTTAATAATCTTCATACGGTCCTTTGTGAATGTAATCGTTGCGTCGGTCAAGATGTCTTTAATCGCAGTAATCATATTACGGATAGGCTGTATTTGAACAGTTTTAATAGTTAGTACATTGTTTTCCTCATTCATCTTACTAGTTAACCTTAATATAGATTTATAGATGCGTTTGTTTTTATATTTTATTTGAATATATTGTATTTTTGTTAGGGTAAACAATTTAGTCATAAATGAAATAAAAAATCTCAACAACAATATATATTTAAATGGCCATTGCACTTAATAGTGGAAACTACACCGCTCTAAATGACGCAATTATTGATATAATTAAGGCAGGCAATTATGCCACAATCAGCGTATTTACAGATGCTGCTGGAACTGTTCACGCAACAGATGACCACGGTCAAATTAATAATCGCATTGTTCTCAGTGCAAGCTTCACTGCCTCTTACAAAGACAAGGAGGGCAATGATACCAATCCATTCGTGGTGATTCAATTCAAGGATGTTGCTGGAAACCCTACTGGCGAGTTCATTGATTACTTTACCACAGTTGACTACGTGGATGATCATTGGTATGTGTTAGGATCAATGCCCGTTCCTGCTTTCCAATTCTAATTCTGTAATTACTAATTCGCATATGAGTTTGCATTTAATTACACTGTACTTATGCAGTTACAGTTATAAATTGTGTTGATTTATAACTGCATATATGTAGCCGATAATATATTATTCTATATTATAAATGGCAACTCCTATTCCCATTAACAGTTCAACCTACGACGCGATGAATACTTCAATTCTAGATATAATTACTATCGGAAACTATGCATCAATCCGTATTTTTACAGATGCATCTGGAATTGAATATCATT